CAATCTTGACTGGTAAGGCTGATCCTGCTACTGGACTTGTGTTGACCGAGGACGGGTTGCGTGAACAGTTGCAAGCGAAGTGGAAGGGTGCTATGCCCCATTTGCGCGATCAGTTTGATGCTGGTTTGAACTTGGATCAGATTGGTTCTTCGTACAGGTCTTATGCTGCACAGCTGTTGGAAAAGCCTGAGGATCAGATCAATATGTTTGAGGGACCTTATTTGCAGGCGTTTGATAATGGTGAGGGTGGTCAGTTGTCGCTGTCTCAGTGGATTGAGAAGGTTAAGACTGATGACCGTTTTGGTTGGCAGTTTACGAAGCAGGCTAATCAGCAGGCTACGGATATTGCTTTGACTTTGGCTAGAGCATTTGGAAAGGTTGGCTGATATGCCACAAATTAACGAAGAACGTTTAGCACAGGCTTTAGTTAGTCAGGGTGTTTCTTTGGCTGATGCACAGGTTATTGCTGCTGAGGCTGCTACTGCCTCTGCTGCTGTCATTACTCCTGCCCCCGCATCTGCACCTGCTGTTGCTGCTTCTGTTGCACCGCTAACAAAGGCTGAACGCAAAGAAGTATTCGTTGAGCAACGTGCAGCAGAACTAACGGCTGCTGGTAAACCAGTCAATACTGTTGCTTTAGAAAAAAAGTTTGATGAACTTGCTAAAACAACAGAAGGTCGAGCACAAATCACCACTGTTGTGCAACGTGCTGAACCAGCAGTTTTGCAGGCGATTGGACCAGCCGAAGTTCCTGCTGCACTTCTTCCTGCTGGACTCGGCGCACCCGCCGCACCTACCACAGCCGCACGAACTATTACAACTCCGCAGAATGTTCGACCTGAAGAACTCGCAAGAGGTTTATTCACCGAAGAAACCTCTACTCCTGGTTTCACTTCTGTTGGTCCAACCCCTCAACCCGTAACGCCGCAAGAAGCACCTGCGCCTGTTTCCGTTGAGCAACCACCAGCACAACAGGGCGCATCTACAACACCACCCAATGTTCGACCTGAAGAACTTGCAAGAGGTTTATTTCCTGGTTATGTTGGTGAGGCAGAAAACATTAGCCCTATCGGGGCTGGTGGTGGTCCTGCTGGTGGTGGTCCTGCTGGTGGTGGTCCTGCTGGTGGTGGTCCAACCACCGGAGGTGCGACTGGTGCGACTGGTGCTGACGGTCAGGATGACGGTGGGGAAACACCAGAGGAAAGGCAAACACGTTTAGCCAACGAACGTGAAGCTGCTCGCGAGGAAGCTGATCGTGTCCGTAGAGGTAGGGACGCTCGTAGCACAATGGCTGCGGTTCTGAACACCTATGGTTTGGGTGAGTTAACTGAATATGTTTACGATCTTATTGCTAGAGAAACCGTTAACATCAACAACCCTGACGCAATCATTTTTGCTATTCGTGAACAGCCTGCATATCAAAGGCGTTTTGCTGGCAACGCTGCTCGACTGAGGGCTGGTTTGTCCGAACTGAGTCCTGCCGAATACATCGGTTTAGAAAACCAGTTCCGTCAAACTTTGCGGTCCAACGGTTTGCCAGCAAACTTCTATGACCAGCCAGATGATTTCAAATCGTTCATTGAGGGGGACGTTTCAAACTCTGAACTGAACGAACGTGTCCAGCAGGGTTATCGTGCTGTCGCTGACGCTGATCCAGCCGTTAAGGAACAGATGAGGAACCTGTACGGGGTTTCCGAAGGGCAGTTAGCGGCATACTTCCTTGACCCACAACGCACAGCCCCACTACTCACCCGACAGGCGCAAGCTGCCAATATCGCTGCCCGTGGCTTAGAGCAGGGTGGGATGCAGTTGACTGGTCAGTTCGCTGAGGACCTGGCTCGACGTGGTATTACTGAACAGCAGGCTCGCGCAGGCTTCGCTGAAGTCGGCGGGTTAGGCGAACTAAAACAGACTTTCGCGGGTGAAACAGCACTATCGGATGAACAGTTGGCTGGTGCTGCGTTCGGGATTGATGTCGCCGCGCAACAAGAGTTGGAGCGTAAACGTCGTATGCGTACAGCCGAGTTCGCTGGTGGTGGGTCATTTGCTCGGACAACAGGTGAAACATCAGGCTCCATTTCCACTTCGGTAGGTAAAGCGCAATAGCATACTTGACACTGTCAAGTGAAGTGTGTGTATACTAGGACTGTTCGGTAACGGACACCATTGGAAAGCCCCCGATTTCAATGTGCAAAAGGGGTGAGACTTGCAGCCATTCGGGAACCTCCAGCCGAATGTGGGCAGAAGGAGTGGGTCATGTCAGATGCAAACTACGAGTTTGAGGATGATGCAGTTCAAGACCAGCAGCAATCGAAGGACCCCGTGCGAGCGCACTTGCGGAAACTTGAAGCCGAAAATAAGGCTTTACGTGAGCAGGCAGCGGAAGCAGAGTCGGCCCGACGAGAACTTAACTTCGTGAAAGCGGGCGTCGACCCGAACGATCCGAAGTACAAGTATTTCGTTAAAGGCTACGACGGTGATTTAACACTGGAGGCGATTCGACAAGCGGCAGAAGAAGCAAGTCTCATACCTAGTCAGAACAAGGAAGTGGTTGCTGAACAGCAGTCATGGAATCGGGTGGCACAGGCAGCGCGAGCTGGGCAGACAAGCGAACCTCCTGTCGATTACGCTGAACGTATTGCTAATGCAAAATCCACGGACGAAGTGATGCAGTTGCTGGCCCAGGCGCGAGCCGAAGCAGAAAAATACTAATCACTCCCCATAGGATTCACATTCTTTGGGGCTACCCCTAAAGGAAAACATCATGGCCTTAACACAGGCATCATCGTTGTCAACCGATCAGGCAGCATACGACCGTTTAGCATATTTTGCTTTGCGTTCAGAACTCTTGTTCGATCAGGCAGCAGACGTACAACCAACCAACCAGTCAATGCCTGGTTCTTCGGTGATCTTCACGATCTTCGCAGACCTTGCAGAAGCAACCAGCACACTTGCTGAAACAACTGACATCACCCCTGTGGCTATGTCGGACAGCCAAGTGACTGTAACGCTTGCTGAGTATGGCAACACAATCAACACCACCGCAAAACTCCGTGGAACTTCGTTCTTGGACGTTGATGCAGCAGCAGCGAACCTTATCGGTTACAACGCTGGTGACTCAATCGACAAGGTTGTTCGCGACGTTCTTGCTGGCGGAACCAACGTTGCCTACGGTGGCGGTGGATCAACTGACCCAACAGGCCGTACTTCGGTTGCTGCTGAGGACATCATTGAAGCCAACGACATCCGTAAGCAGACTGCTGCTTTGCGTGCTGCAAACGTTGCAACCTTCAATGGTTACTACATGGGTTACATCCATCCTGACGTGTCATACGACCTTCGTCGTGAAACCGGCAACGCATCATGGAACGCACCTCATGTGAACGTGGACACCATGAACATCTACAACGGTGAGATCGGAACCTTTGAATCAGTACGATTCATTGAAACCCCTCGCGCCAAGGTGTTCGCTGACGCATCAAACGGAACCGCCTCGACTGGAACGATTGACGTGTATTGCACACACATCATGGGTCGTCAGGCGTTGGCTAAGGCTTACAGCCAGGTTGACGGTAACGGCATGGTTCCGAAGGTTGTTCGTGGACCTGTTGTTGACTCGCTCATGCGTTTCAATCCAATTGGTTGGTACTGGCTCGGTGGCTATGGCCGCTTCCGCGAAGCATCGTTGCGTCGTGTTGAGTCGTCATCCAGCATTGGTACAAACGCTTAACTAAGCGGTTAGTACCTCACATTTGTGGGGTGGTTGGGTCCCCTCGCCTGACCACCCCACTTTTGTATTTGGTATAGTCTTTTTGACGAAAGGTTTGTATGTCAATTTCTAATTATGCCGAACTAAAGATTTTGGAACACACCACAGGTAAGACTGCGTGGACGATTCCTTCAAACGTTTATGTGAAGTTGCATACTGGTGATGCTGGTGAGGATGGCACATCCAATGCGGCGACTGAGGCTACTCGTAAGGTGGCTGCTTGGGCTACTGCTTCGTCTGGTGCTATTGCGACTTCTGCGACTTTGGAGTGGACGAACGTTTCTACTACCGAGACTTATAGCCATTGGTCGTTGTGGGATGCGTCTACTGCGGGTAACTGTTTGTGGACTGGTGCGCTTTCTTCATCGGCTGCGGTGACTGCTGGTGACACGTTCCAAATCACTTCTCTCACTTTGTCGCTCGACTAGGAAGGTAGCCCGTAGTGGCAACGAACTTTCCTTCTTCGCTTGATGCGTTGACTAATCCGACTGGTTCGGACACTCTTGCTTCACCGGATCATGCTGGTCAGCACGCGGATTCTAATGATGCGATTGAGGCGTTGCAGGCGAAGGTTGGTGTTGATTCTTCTGCTGTGGTTACGAGCCTTGATTACAAGGTTGCACAGAAGATTGATAAGACTTTGGTTGATGCTAAGGGTGATTTGATTGTTGCTTCGGCTGCTGACACGGTTGGGCGTTTGCCTGTTGGTGGCACGAATGGTCATGTGTTGACGGTTGATTCGGCTGAGACTTTGGGTGTGAAGTGGGCTGCGGGTGCGACAGGCCCACAGGGAGCAACTGGCGCAACGGGTGCTACAGGTGCAACTGGTGCCACAGGCGCAACGGGTGCTACGGGTGCTTCGGGAACGACTAGACAGACCTCAGATTTTACTCCAGTAACTATCAGCAACACCACAGCCGAGTCGGACCTGTTTAGTTATTCTTTGAGCGGTGTGGCGGCAAACCAGTTGTATCGCGTTACAGCGTTTGGAACTTTGTTGAATAATGTGGGTTCCTCACAGAATATTCATTTCAGGGGCAAGATTGGTGCGACAACTGTTTTTAGTATGCCTGCAACACAAATTAGTTATGGCACAAATGCCAACTCTTACAAGTGGCGTTACTCATGGGACATATTTTTTGCGAGCACCACATCGCAAGAGAACTCAGCGTTCTTTTTGGGAAGTCAAGCAGTCTCGCAATCTATGGGAAGAATTACTGCGAACACCACCTATGTCGGTTATTCGGCATCTACAGAAGATTTTGCTACTGCAAAAAATGTTGTTATTTCGGTAGAAATGGGTTCAGCATCAGCATCGCTAACAACAACCATTGAAGGCTATTTTATTGAGAAGGTATCCTGATGATTCGCGTTTTGCTTGTAACACCTTTGGCTGATGAAGCAATACCGCCAGAAACAAACTCGGTCAATTGGGTTGAGGTTGACGAACAAAACCACATGGCTTTGTATTACACAAAATTCCCTATCCCTGCATCCATAGACCCAGCCAACATTTTTGAAATCTACGACAGCGAACCACTAGTCGAAGAAACAGAAATCTAGGGGCGTAGCCGATGGCTACCTACAACCAATCTGACATCCTGTACTCGTCCGCGACGACGACATACAACCAAGTTTCCGCAACAATATCCAGAACCGCAACAGGTTCAGGTGTAGGCACCCAAACCGCAACAGGTGTCCACATCAAAGTCCGTACCGCAACAGGTTCAGGAACGGGCACACAGACCGCAACAGGTGTTCGTGTACGGGTTCGTGCCGCCACAGGCTCAGGCACAGGCACCCAAACAGCATCAGGGCAGATTACGCCCGTTAGAACGGCTCAGGGAAGCGGATCAGGGGCTTCAAGCGTCACATTCATCCGCACCCCCATCCGTACCGCCACAGGCTCAGGTGTCGGCGTGGGAACAGCAGTTGATCTTGTTATCAACATCCGTACCGCCACAGGATCAGGTGCAGGAACATCAGCCACGTTAAGTGGCCTCCTCATCACCGATACCGCTACAGGGTCAGGCGTAGGAACACAAACAGCTGATTGGGTGAAATCCCGTATCTTCCGTGTGCCATACACCTACAACTATCCTGGTGGATACTTCGGTGGTGGCGATGCAGCGAACCGTTTAGGCCGTTACAACCGTTCAGGTGTTCGAGCAAGAAACCTGTACGAGTTAACGAACGGTGAATATACGATTGTGGATCAACGTGATCTTGGTCAGGTAGCAAAACTTTGGTACGGTGGTAGGGACTACTTCCTGAACGATGCAGAAGTGGCAGAGTTAACCGCAGCAGGATTCGGAGACAGTATTACCTGATGGCTATTTTTCGTCCACCCACCGACAACTTTGTGCGCCCCACTCTCGCAGAAAACTTCACTAAAGGTTTAGTGCTATCCAAAGAGCAACGCCTCGCCAACCGTTTAGCAGCCCACTATGCTCCAGGTGCTAGAGGCAGAAACGTATTTCTGTTAACAAACGGCAACTACACAGAGAACGAACCATCAGACATGGATACCGTTGCGAAAGTATATTACGGTGGGCATGACATTGAGGTTGACGCTACTGAGGTAGCATCGCTTACCGCAGCAGGATACGGGGAGTACATAAGTGGTTAAACATCAAGAAACGCATCCAGGTTTAGATGTTGAGGGATGCTTCGGTTGCAAGATTTCTCATGTTGGTATCGGGGCAGACGCTATGCCTTCACGTGGCGGTAAAGCCCGTGTCGCAACGATCAACGCTAAAGACCGTGTGCTAGACAAGGACCTAGACGCATACAAACGTATGAGACAAAACGGTGTTCAACCCAAGAACATTGACGGGTCTGCACAGGTTGAGAAACGAGCTGAAGAAAAATGGCAAGTAGAAACAGGGATAGTTCCAAACACCTAAGCCTCATCGGGGTGGACCTACCTCATGTTGGGTATGGTCGAATGACTACAAGTTTGCGGGATGCCCTGTCAAACAAAGTGAACCTCACCGATGACGCTGAGAAGGTGGTGTTCGCTCTCAGACCAAACATGATTAAAGGTTGGGTCAAGGGACAGAAACCTGCGTTAATAACCATGTGGGAAACGAACTGGTTGCCAGCAGATTTCACCGACTACCTGTACCTGTTTGACACGGTGATTGTTCCATCGCTACATAATTGGGAACTGTTCTCACAACATCACGACAACGTGCGTGTAATCCCGTTAGGTGTTGACCGTGACATTTGGTATCCGAAAGAACGACCTGACAACAAGAAGTTTAAGATTTTGTGTGGCGGGTCAGAGTGGTATCGCAAAGGCTTAGATGTCGTACTCAAAGTGTTCCTAGAGATGAACCTGCCTGACGCAGAACTACACATCAAAATCGTTCCCCCATACCTGTCAGCCCCAAAGAACCTGGACTATCCGAACGTGGTGGTACACAACCAATGGATGACTGTTGAAGATGAAGCCGATCTAGTGCGCTCTGCTGACTGTTTCATTTCGGTGTCCCGTGGCGAAGGTTTCGGACTGATGCCATTACAAGCAATCTCTGCTGGTGTACCAACGATTGTGTCTGACGCGCATGGTCATCGAGAGTTCTCCGACCTAGCCACCCACCGTATCCCCACCCGTCTAGTTCCCACCAACCACGGCGAATGGCACAACCTGGGTGATTGGGATGAACCTGAACTTGATGCGATATTTAGTGCAATCAAAGACCTGTACGACAACCGTGACCGTTACCGGCAACAAGCAGAAACACACGCTGGTGAGGTTTGTGCGTTTAATTGGGATACGGCAGCCGATCAACTGTTGAAGGTGGTGCAACCTACCGAGAACAGGATGACGGGCGAATGGCAACCGTTGGAACCTGAGTGCGAAATTGAGGTGAAACGACGGGTGCAGGCTGACATTGGGAAACATAAGGTTGATCTGCAACCTGGGGTGAAGCACCGTGTATTCTTAAATGTACGTGACGTGTTGAAAGAGTCTGGAGTGTTGGTATGAACAATCTAAGTAAGCCTGTTTGGGATCGACCAAACCCGAAGAAGAAATCTAAGAAGCTTTCCCCAAAGAAGAAGGCTATGGCTAAAGCGTCAGCGAAGAAGGCTGGCCGTCCTTACCCGAACCTGATTGACAACATGAAGGCAGCAAAGAAGAAGTAATGGCTAAGTCCCCTGCATGGCAACGCAAGGAAGGTAAGAACCCTGCTGGTGGTTTGAACGCTAAAGGTCGTGCGTCAGCGAAGAAGCAAGGGATGAACTTGAAGCCACCTGTTTCTGCTTCACAGGCCAAGAAGTCACCGAAAGCAGCGGCTCGACGTAAATCGTTTTGTGCGCGTATGGGCGGTATGCCAGGTCCGTTGAAAGACAGCAAAGGTCGTCCTACTCGTAAGGCTTTGGCTTTACGGAAGTGGGATTGTTGAGGCGTGGTAATCTGATTGCCTAACTAGCGAAAGGTTGTACTATGCCAAAGGTCGGAAAGATGGAATTCCCTTACACCGCTAAGGGTATGGCTGATGCCAAGAAAGCCAAGAAGAAGATGGCTAAGCCTATGAAGAAGGCTAAGAAAAAGAAGTAAATGTCAACTGCTGGTGCGCTCCTTGATCGGGTGTCACGCCAACTTCTTTCGGGAACCATTGAGGAACGAAACAAGTTAGCGACAACTGTCGATTTTGATGACACGTCTTTTGTGATGACCTATGACCTGAATGGGCTTCGCGCTGGCACAGTTTTTGAAATAGATTCCGAACTGATTTATGTTTGGGAATCTGTCGCTGGTTCTAAAACTTTGGTTGTTGAACGTGGCTATGCGGGAACGACCGCAAATACGCACATCGCTGGAACAGCAGTTACATTAAACCCCCGTTTCCCTAAAGCACAAATGCTTGAAGCGTTAAACCAAGACATTGATGACCTGTCAAGCCCTTTGAATGGTTTGTTCCGTATTGTGGCAACAGACATTGATTACAACGGTGCTGACCGTCAAGTTGACTTAACAGGTGCGACATCAATAATTGATTTGTTGGATGTTCGCTTACGTTATTTGGACAGCGATTATCCGGTTATTCGCAAAACTCGCTTACAAAGAGATTTGCCAACAACCGATTTCCCTTCAGGTTACGCAATCGTGTTTGATGAATCCGTGATGGCTGGAAGTTTGCGAGTTCGATACAAGGCCCCTTTCACCCGTGTGCAATACATGACAGACAACATCCAGTCGGTTGCCAACATCCCGACAACAATGGAAGATATTTTGGAAATGGGAGTAATGTCCCGTATGTTGTCTACCCGTGAAGTGAAACGTAACTTCATTGAGTCGCAAGGTGATACTCGTCGTTCGGATGAAGTTCCACCTGGGTCTATGCGTGACTCGTTCAGTAACATCCTGCGGTTGCGTCGTGACCGTATCATCGCTGAAGCAGCGAAACTTGCGAGACAATACCCGCTGACTATTAGGGCATAGTCGTGGCTGTAACAATCACGAAAAACAGTTTCCCATACAGGGGAACACCAGCGTTCTACTCTGGCACAGGAAACACCCCTGTTGTCCCATACAGTTTCCCTGTGGCGATCAACGGTCGCCCATACATGATTGACACAAAATCAAATTCTTTTGTTCGACAATTTGATGCGCGTGTCCGTGACTCGGTTGACCAATCCGCCGAACCTGGTGAATCTGCAATTAACCCGCAGGGTTTGTGGCGTAGGTCGCAGTCATCTTGGCATTATGGTGCTGGACAAAAATACTCTGATACCGCTGATGCTGAACCATACCGTTTCCGTTCAAGCAAAGGTGTTGACATTTGGACGCGAGGTGAACTTTCCTTGCTTTCAGATACCACACAGGCGTACTCTTCTGCTAACACCAACTTGTATATGGCTACGGCTGGCAGCAGAATTTATGGGACTGACGGACAAACCGTTAAGCACACAACTGACTTCACAGCCTTTACTACGGTTACTAGCACTAATGCGTCGAACCTTTACAGCATCACATCTGATGGTTACAACGTGTTCTTCTCTTATGCTGACGGTGACATAGATCAAACCAATACTGGAACCTCTGCCGCATCTGATTACATTACCGGCATTGAAGCTGGAGTTTTGGCTTATGTTCGTGGTCGTTTAATGGTCGCTGGTCAAGGTGCAGATAAACACAAAATTTGGAATATCACCACCGCCCCAGGTTCTTCAGCGAATAACCCGTCAGCGTTGTACACCCATCCGAACACGAACTTTCAGTGGGTTGGTTTCGCTGGTGGACAAAACCAAATTTATTGTGCAGGTCACGCAGGTAACAAATCTTTGATTTACAAGACCGCAGTCAAAGCTGACGGTACAGCGTTAGATATTCCTACCGTGGCAGCCGAGTTGCCAATGGGTGAAATTGTTACTAACATTGACGCATATCTTGGTTTTGTTGTCATTGGGTTGACGACAGGGTTGCGGTTCTGCTCGTCGGACAGCGACGGCAACCTTGTCGTTGGTCCACTGATTGAGACTGGCACATCTGTTAACGCTTTTTCTGCTATCGGACAATACCTGTATTTCGGTTGGACTAACTATGACTCAACATCAACAGGCATTGGTCGACTAGATATAAACACCCAGGTTTTCGTAAATCAACCCGCATACGCTTCAGACCTCATGGTTACTGGTCAAGGTGCTGTGGTTGACGTTCACGAATTTGGCAATAAGGTCGTGTTTACTGTTGCAGGTTTGGGGGCGTACCGTCCTCATGCCACAAACAAAGTTGCTTCAGGAACCTTACAATCAGGAACGTATCGTTGGGGTGTACCTGACACAAAGTTTATTCCGAAATGGGATTTACGTACCGAACCGTTAAACGGGTCAGTAAACATATCTGTATCTTGTGACTCTGGTGATGTAACAAACATTGGAACCCAGTCTGTTCAGGGAACGCTGGAATCTACCTTTGATGGTTTAGAGAAAAAGATTTTTGAAGCTGAAGCATATTTGACTTTGACTCGTTCATCAACAGATTCAACGATAGGCCCTGTAGTCACCCGTTGGATGGGTCGAGCCTACGCCGCACCGTTGCGCTCACAAATTTTCTCTGTTCCTTTGCTACTGCATCACAGAATTAACATTCGTGGGAAAGAACATTTTGTTGATGTAGACACAGAACTCACCTATTTGCGTGATCTGGTGGACAATCCGCGTGTCGTCACATATCAAGAAAATTTTGCTTACCATTCGGTGATTGTCGAGGATATTCAATGGCAACCGTATGATTCTGCGAACACCCACAATGCTTGGGATTGGGACGGGACGTGTACGGTCATTATGCGTTCGGTCAGATAGTGTAAGATAACCCCTATATGGCTGCTTTTACACGACGACAATACGCTGGTGCTGCTGCCGCTACAACGATCACGGCTGGTATTAACGCAACTGATACGACTTGCACGTTGGCGGCAACTACAGGATGGCCGTCTACTGCTGGTGTTCCGTTTTATGTGGTGATTGATCCAGGTCTTTCAACTGAGGAAAAATGTTCTGCAACAATTTCCAGCACCACACTAACTCTTACTAGGGCGCAGGATGATACGACAGCAAGCAGTCATTCTGCTGGCGCAACGATTTATCCGGTGTTTACCGCTAATGATGCTGACGAGGCGAACGAGGTTGCAAGCAAGTTGACGACTAAGGGCGACCTGTTGGTTACTACTGGTTCGGCGTTAAACCGTTTGGCTGTTGGTACTAATGACCAAATTTTGGTGGCTGACTCTGCCGCGACTAATGGTGTCAAGTGGGCTACACCTGCTGCTGTTTCTGCCACTGGTCTTGGGTATGTGAGTGGAAAACTTTATGCCTCATTGGGGAGAGGAACCTCAAGTGGTTCGCCGTTTGCAAATACAACTTATTATGTTCCGTTTCGTGTTGTTGAAACAAAAACTTTTGACCGCATAAGTTTTGTTACTACTACTTCTACTGTCACTGGCACTGGAACTTTTAGGCTTGGCATCTATAACCAGTCTGCTGGAGTGCCTACAACGGTTCTTCTTGATGCTGGGACTGTTAACGCAACTACAGCAAGCACCGCTTATAGCGCGACAATAAGCCAATCTTTATCTGCTGGCGTTTATTATTTGGCAATAAATATGCAGTCCTCATGGACTACAGGTTTTTTGCCTCGTGTGTATTCAGAATTAGAAAATACTTTTTACATGAACAACTATCTTGATTCAATGTTTGAAAACAAGCCGTTTGGTGGTTACTACCAGGCTGGTGTTACTGGTGCATTTGCTACTGCTGGGACTTTGGTTGCTACTACTGATGCGTATTACATGGCATTGAGGGCAGCATGAGTTGGAACGTTGTTTACGGTATTGGTGGGTTTGATGAATCAAAGCCAAACAATAATGTTGTTGCAGTTGAATGGACCGAGGATGAAGTTGGTGACAAGAAAAGACCACCGATAGCCCTTGAAAGATTAAGTTACGTTTTCTTGTAATCATCCCAGCGGTAGCGTTCGCGCTATTTGCCAACCCTGTTAAAGCGAAAATTGGGGGATAGTTTCTGAATGGGCATTTACAACAACATCCACACCAGCGACGACGACCACTATTACTACTGTCCTGTTAGCGACTGCCCCTGTCACCAACCCGACTACCACGACAGTTCACGGAACCACACCAAAGCCCCTCAGACCCCTCTAGGAGCGTTTCTAAGCGACGCAAACCCCAACCTGTAATCAGCACAGGGGTAAACCCTTTTGGTACACTTTCTGCGTACCGAGACAAAGGATTCAATATGCAGAAAATTAAAGCGTTCATTTACAACAACCCTGTGCGCGTCGCAGCTTTTGTCTCATCCGTCGTTGCTTTGGTCGTTTCTTTTGTGGTCCCAGATGTCCCTGTCGAGCCAGCAATCGCCTTCGTTTTGTCGGCTTTAGGCTTGGGTGAGTTCGCTCAACGTGCCGAAAACAAGAAAACCGACGAAGCATTGTTCACCGAAATCCCTGAATAATGGCGTTACGACGGAAAGCATCGCTCACCAAACTGCCAATTAAAAAGTTGGTACTGCCCAAAGACCTGAGAGGCTGTGAGAACGGGAAACTTCCTGCATCTTTGCTTCGCCCAATCGCCCCCTCCGGCAAGATGTATCACCTCGCAGCAGAATCATGGCGTGAGCTTCGGGAACTTGCAGCCAAAGAAGGTTTAGATTTAGTTCATGTTGGCGACTACCGACCGTATGCCCAACAGGTTGCCCTGTTTATGTCACGGATGAAACCGTTTCCTGATGCCAAGAAAAACATTCAAGTGATCCGAATGTTCAACGGCGAGAAATGGTATCTACATTTGGGTGCGCCCGTCGCTACACCAGGTACGAGCAATCACGGGTGGGGCTTGGCCATTGACGCTGCTATCAAAACGAATGGCAAAGTTGTCACGATCTCCACGAAACCTAAAGGCTGTAAGAGGTCAGGGCTGGAGTTCCTGTTGGCTGAAGCACCAGCATTAGGTTGGTCTTGGGAGTTGCAGGTCGAACCCTGGCATATCTGTTTCGTAGGAAAGCCTGCATGATATGGACGCTGGGCTTGCAACTATTTGGGCTGCTTGTATTGGCGGTGGTTTTTCTATCCTAGCGGTAGTAGTTCAAAAGTTTAAGTCCGAAAACAGGAAAGACCATGACACCGTTATGGCTATGTTGCGTTTGATGCGACGCGCACAAGACCGTACAGAGGACAAGCTAGATAAGGTTTCTGAGCGTTTGACGGATCACATAGAAAAGCACTAGGGTGAAGCACCCGTAGAAAGGTGCTTGCAAATGGCA